AACCTCGACGTAGATGTGCGCGAAGCGATTGCGCAGAGCGGTCGGCATCCGCTGGGCGGCGGCACGGTCGCTCACGCGATTGCCTGCCGCGACGATCACCCAGCCGTCAGGGAGCTTGTAGTCGCCAACCCGGCGCTCCCAGATCAGTTGGAAGAGCACGGCCATCATCTGCGGGCTGGCCGTGTTGATCTCGTCAAGGAAGAGAATGCCGTGCTCGCCGTCGCGATCAACGCGCGGAAGCTCGTCAGGAACGAGCCAGCGCGTCGTGCCGGTTTTCAGATCGGGCACCGGGATGCCGCGAACGTCAACCGGCTCACGAATGTTGGCGCGAAAGTCGATCACCTTCCAGCCGAGTATCGCTGCGATCTGGTAGACGATGGCCGACTTGCCGATGCCGGGAGGCCCCCAGAGCATCGCGGACTTGCGCTTGCCGATGTAGTGTTGAAGCAGCACCGCCGCGAACGCGATGGTGACCGGCTTGACTTCAGGAAGGATGGCGGTTGCCATTGGGGTGACTCCGTTTTTGGATTGGACGCCGTTTGCAGCGGCGGATGCGAGATGCATCAATGACGCGGCCCGCTCGGGGCCGCGCTTTGATGTGACTCAGATGATGTAGTCGGGTGACGTCGGCTCGCCTGCGAACCATTTCTTTTCGGCCAGCAGATCGGTTGCGATCTCGGCCGCCTCGTCATCGTCAAGCGTGACGTCGAGGTAGGACCACACGGCGACGAACAGCGGTTCGAAGCCGCACTGCCAACCGACAAGCCGCGCATTCGACGGCATGTCGGCGAGCTTGCGTTCCGACAACGCGTCGTCAACGCAGAACGAAACGTAGGGCAGTGCTTGATTGCGTGTCATGGGTGACTCCTGTTGTGAGATGCATCAATAATGCGGCGGCTCGAAAGCCGCCGCAGTGTTTGATGTTACTCATTTCATTTTGGTGGGGCGCTTCGTTCTCTGGCATTGCCAACATGGCCACCGCGCTCTGCAGTTCCCCGTTTTCGGCTCGCATCAATCCTCGCTTCCCCACTTGAACCCCGCCATCGTCCTCATTTGCGAGCGGCACCGGGCACAGGGAGCTACTTTTCCGCAGCAACGTCGGTGGCATTGCCCGTGGGCGTTGCCGGTGTCGCGCGATCAGCGTTCCGTCGGGAGTTCTCTGGTGCGCCCGTATCTGGCGCTTTGCGAGTGGTCGGCCCCGAAGGCCCTAGGTGACGTCTGGCTACTGCACTAGGTCACCGACTGGACTGGCTACTGCCGTCCAACCATCAATAAATATAGTGACACCATGTCACTTTTGCAAGTGCCTTGTTTTGCCCCTATCATGCTGTAATTACTACATTTTTTGTTGCAATCGTCCGGCTGGCGTTTCCAAATGCCGGAAATCGAGCGCGGGCGCACTCTTTGGTGCGCGGCCGGAAACAACAACTGTGAGGAGAGTTGAAATGCGCGGACGTCGGCCGATTCCGACACATCTGAAGCTGTTGCGCGGCAACCCAGGCAAGCGACCCCTGCCCGCGAACGAAGTGCAGCCGACAGTCCCGGAGCACGTCCCTTGCCCGCCGCCGTTTCTCGAAGACCACGCGCGGGAGGAATGGCACCGCATCGCGGCGCAGCTTTGCCGCCTCAACCTCCTCACCATCGTGGATGTGAATCCGCTCGCGGCCTACTGCCAAGCTTACGCGCGCTGGCGCTTAGCCGAGGAAGCTCTCGCCGAAATGAGGAAGCGTGATCCGATGCTCAACGCTCTGATGCTCAGAGCGAAGAACGGCACGCCGATGCAGAACCCGCTCGTGTTGACGTCAGCACGGGCCGCAGCAGACATGGTCAGATATGCCGTCGAATTCGGACTCACCCCATCCGCAAGAGCGCGCATCGCTGCCGGGCCTAATGGCGACGACGGTGGCGGCAAGTTCAGCGGCCTCATCGGCTAAGGGGCGCATAACCCGCGACCGAGATCGCGCTCAAGACGTCATCGACTTCATCGAGAAGCTGACGATCCCGAGCGGCATCGGCCAGGGCAAGCCGTTCAAGCTTGACGAGTGGGAACGCGATTTTATCCGCGACATCTATGAGCCGCACCGGCGCAGAAAGCGCGTGGTGCGGAGGGCGATCCTGTCAGTCGCGAGAAAAAATGGGAAGACCGCTCTAATCGCGTGCATCGCGCTCGCGAACCTCGTCGGTCCCGAGGCGATCCCCAACGGCGAAATCTACTCGGCCGCGAACGACCGCGACCAAGCCAGCATCGTGTTCAAGTTCGCAAAGCAGATTGTCGAATACGAGCCTGAGCTACGCGCCAAGATCGAGATCGTCCCGTCAACAAAGACGATGATCGGGCTTCCCACCGGCTCGATCTATCGCGCGGTGTCGGCCGAGGCCGGGACCAAGCACGGCTACATGCCGAGCGTCGTGATCTACGACGAACTGGCGCAGGCGAAGAACCGCGATCTCTACGACGTACTCGACACATCGTTCGGCGCACGCACCGAGCCGCTGTTCGTCGTCATCTCGACGCAGTCGAACGATCCCGAGCACATCCTGTCGAAGTTGATCGATGACGGCTTGGCGGGCATCGATCCGACCATCGTCTGCCATCTCTACGCGGCCGACGAAGATTGCGAACTGGACGACGAGAAGCAGTGGAAGAAAGCAAACCCTGCCCTCGGAAAATTCCGCGACCGCGAGGATTTGGTCGCGGCCGTCGCCAAGGCGATGCGCATGCCAGCGGAAGAACCAAAGGTGCGCAATCTGTTCTTGAACCAGCGTGTTGCCCCGGTGGCATCGCTGATCTCGCGCGCCGAGTGGATGGCTTGCGCGGGGAAGGCCGAGTTCATCGATGGCGAGGAAGTCTACCTTGCGCTCGATCTTTCCAGCGTTGCCGATCTCACCGCGCTGGTCATGGCGTCGGCGGACGAACCAGCGCGCGTCCGGCCGTTCTTTTGGAAGCCGCTCGATCTCCTGATCGAGCATTCAGGCCGCGACTTCGGCACCGGCACGCATCGCTATCGTGAGTGGGTCGCGGCCGGGCATCTTCTCACAAGCCCAGGCAAGAGCATCGACCCGGAAACCATCGCGATGTTCGTCGGCGATCTCACAAAGACCTACAAGGTGCGCGGGCTGGCCTACGACCGATGGCGCATCAACGATCTCCTGCGTGAGTTCGACCGGATTGGGCTGCAAGCCTATGAAGATGGGGAGAAGGGCGGCGATGGATTGCGTCTTGTGCCGTGGGGCCAGGGCTTCAAGGACATGGCTCCGGCAATTGATGCGCTCGAACTCGGCATCCTTGAGCGGTCGCTCATCCATCCGAACAATCCAGTCCTCAATTGGAATATGGCGAACGCCGTCGCCGTCCTCGACCCGGCGGGCAACCGCAAGCTCGACAAAGAAAAAGCCCGCTTCCGCATCGACGGCGCGGTGGCCCTCTCGATGGTGATGGGTCTGCGTTCGCGGGATCGCAAGACGAAGCAGATCGACATCGACACGCTGATCGCATGACGTCGCACACCATCAAGGGCGTGATCGCGTTCTCGTGCGATGAGTGTCCCGAGACATACGAGCCGCACGATCAGCGGGAGTTCGCCGCCGCATGGGCGGAAGCGCGTGCCCTCGGCTGGCGTGCCTACAAGCACGGCTGGAGCGATTACGAGCACGCGTGCCCAGCGTGTGCGCGTAAGGGCGAAAGCTGATCCAACATTGGAGCGAGGTTCATGACCTACAATCGAATCTGCATTTCGTCGGGCCATGGCAAATATATTCGCGGCGCCAGCGGCGTGCTGGACGAGGTGGACGAGGCGCGCAAGGTGGTCGAGCGCGTCGCCGACAAGCTGCGCGACCGAGGCATCTGGGTGGACGTCTTCCACGACAACACGAGCCACGACCAGAACACGAACCTGCACACCATCGTGGATCACCACAACGCGGAGATGCGCGACCTCGACGTGTCGGTGCATTTCAACGCCTACGTCGAGACGACGAATCCGATGGGCGTCGAATGCCTCTATGTCACGCAGGGCGCGCTCTCCGGTGAAATCTCCAGCGCCATCGCCGACTGCGGGTTCATCGACCGTGGTGCAAAAAAAAGAACCGACCTCTATTTTTTGAACTCGACGGAGATGCCCAGCATCTTGATCGAGACATGCTTCGTGGACTCGACCGCCGATGCCGAGGTCTATCGCGAAAACTTCGATGCGATCTGCGAAGCCATCGCGGGCGTGCTGGGCGGCGCGGAGGAAGTCGAACAGCCGCCGCCGGGCGAGGAACGGCCGCCGCGACCGGAACGGCCGCCGCCGGTGCAGCCACCCGGTCGCGTTGACATTCAGGTCAGCGGCAACGTGGTCGTGACCATCAACAACGTGACGGTGCCATTGCCCGAGTGAGTCGTGCTCTGGCCTGATCTCGGCGACATCGCGCGGCCCGATCTGCCGAAACCGAACTGCCGCGTGATCTTGGTTTGCGGGCCGCCAGCGGCAGGCAAGTCCACATACGTCAAGAAGCGCGCGGCAAGCACCGACATCGTCATCGATCTCGACCTGATCGCGCGCGAGCGCGGGTACGGGCGCGACCGGCCACCAACTGCTGTGAGACCACTTCTGTTAGAGCGCAACAGACGTCTCGCCGCTTTGGCTGACGAACCGCCCGAGCGCATCGCGTGGGTGGTCATCAACGCACCATCGGCTCGCTTACGCGCGTGGTGGCGTCAAGCTCTCAACGTTGCGACCGGCGATCTGATCCTGCTCGTGCCGCCGCGCGACAAGCTGCGCCACCGGATCATGCGCGATCCAGACCGCGTGTCGGTTCGCGTAGAGCACATGACACTTGTCGATCAGTGGCTAAAGCGGGAGCGGGACAATGATCCTGGCATCGCCAAGCGTGGCGTCGATAAGAATGGATTTCCGACCGATCCGCTGCATCAAATCAATCGGCGGCGTCACGGCTGATAAATCTCCACGTCCTCGCGCTTGGTGAACTTGGCGAGCCGCACCGGCTTGCCGAACATGGTCGCGATGCGCTTCGCAATCGGGATGATGTTCTTGAGCCGGGCGGCATCGGCGGCGATCAACGGCAGCGTCATGTTCTGGCCGAACGGTGCAGCACAGAGGCCCTCGCCGCCTTCATCGAGCGAGAACGCAGCCCATAGCGTCTCAATCCGGCCGAGGTAGTTCGGCGGCGCATGCATCTCGACCACGCCCAGGCGCGACTCGGCGTTCACCGTTGCGTTGATGCAGTCGAGCACGAAGCGGCGCTCTTCGGGCGTGAACACGACTGACAGCATCGCGATCCGCTCCTTCAGGTCGGTCAACTTCGCGCGGTCCATCGGCTGATCCCTCCAACGTGGTTTTAGCCATCATAGCACGGAGTCCTACCGGTCATGGAAGCACTGGCGCGCGATTCTGATCAGTCACTGCGGCGCGCCCGCTTCCTGGCGCTCAAGGCGCAGTCGCTCGCGCGGCTGCGCGAGTACGACGAGTCGAAGCATCCGCGCGACGAAAGCGGCAAGTGGACCGATGGCGGTGGGGGCGGCGGTGGCGGCAGCAGCAGCACTGGCACCGACAAGCCCGCAGCCGAAGCAAAGCCTGCTGCGCCGGGTGGAAGCGAGGCTGGCGGCGAGAAGAAGAAAATCGAGATTGCCGACTTTGCGAAAGACGAAATCAGGCTCGATCCGGGGACGCAGTCAAATCCCGACAAGCAGAAGAAATTTGTCGATGTGTGGAATTCGCGTATCGCGGAAGCGCCTGCCGAGTTTCGCAAGGAATTCCTTGGCGGCATCAATGCCTCGATGGGAATCCGCTACGAAGAGGGCGACGACAAATTCGTTGTTGCCGGGACTCTCAAGGATGCCAATGGCGACGGGATTGGCGAGTACACCCGCACGATTGATTTCGCCCAAAAGAAAGCGATCAGCGAATATTTCAAGTTGGACGACAGTTCGCAGAGCGCGGGCATTGGCAAGACAGTGCTCGCAGCGAACATTGCGATGTACCAGAAGCTTGGCCTCGACAAGGTGCAGGTCCACGCCGACATCGACGTCGGCGGCTACGCGTGGGCAAAATACGGCTACGTACCCGAGCGCGGTTCTTGGCCTAACCTGCGCGGTGACCTGGATTACGAGATCGACAAGCTTAGCAGTGGCGGCGGAAGCGGCGATGCTGCAGGTAGCTGGGACGATCTGCCGAGCAGCAACCAGTCGAAAATTGAAGGCGCCTGGATGCGCAGCACGCGCAGCGAATTTTTGGATAGCGAGATCAATAATTGGCGCGATGGCGGCCAGCCCCTCGATGACGCCAAGGCGGCCGTCGCGGAAGACTTCAACAAGGGCGGCACCATGGATTGGGCCGAGCACGCCATCGCGGGTTATCGCAAGAGCCGCGAGGAGCAGGGCCAATCTGAAATTCCATTTACCGATGAGCAGATTCTGAATGCGGTTTCGCTCAACTACGACACCGGTGGCGGCGATGGCAGGGGCGACCTTGAAGTTCAGTTTGTCGATCACAAGCTGACGAACCCGACAGGTCACGATCCAGCGCAGGAAACATTGCCGGGCATTCCACCGGTCGCGCCGCACGAGCGGTTGACCCCTGAGATGCGCGACGGGCTGACGAGTGTGATCGACAAGGCGTTCGACCGTGAAGCGGAGCACAAGGCCGACGACATCGAACCGCCGGATTATCTGAGTGACAGCGTCGAGGAATACCAGGGCGAATACTGGGACCAGATGGACGACCGCGAAAAATACCGATGGGCTGAGGACAACGCGTCGGATTTCCTCACGGTAAGCGGCGGCGTTGAAGGCACCGGGGAGATGAGCGCGGACGACGCTGAACGGCTGCGCAAGCTGACACAAAGCAACGACCCAAAAGCTCTTTGGGCCATTGCGGATTCGAAGTACGGCAAAAAACTCCTGCTCGGCACCGATTGGTATGGCGCGCTCAACCTGAAGGACAAGGAAACGATGGATCGGTTTAATGCCTACGTCGGGAAAGCAAAAGCAAAGCCCGCGTGAGCTTTTCTTCTGGCGCAACCATCGCGCCGAAGATGCCGAATTACATCAGTCGATCCTCGATCAGGGCGATCACCAAGCAGCCGAAGGCGTGGGCCGCAGCGTCGGCAAGCGGCTCGGCTTGTCCGATGCCGATCTCGACGCGTTGCTGCTCGGCGGCGGCACCTCAAAAAAGAGTGCGGCAGACTCTCGCGCCGCTCGTGAGTACGAAGAGGACAAGCACCCGCGCGACGAAAGCGGCAAGTGGACCGATGGCGGTGGGGGCGGCGGCGGTGGCGGCAGCACCGGCGGCGACAAGCCGAGCGATGGCGGCAAGCGCGAGCATCCGGGGCCTGGATATTCCGCCTCGGCCTACGTCAAGGACGGCGTAATCCACACGTCCAACGTCTACGACGCGCAGCGCGCCCTGTTCGAGGACCGCAAGGTCGAACTCGCCCAGGTCAAGCAAGTCTCGACGCTGATCAAGCGCCTCGGTGAAACCGCCGCCGAGATGGCGGCGCAAGGCGAGACTGCGCCGGTGTTCAACCTGTGCAACGTGAGTGTGCCAGGGACAAATCTGTTCTGCGCCGACACCAAGGGCATTCCGCGTGTCGAGATGCCGGTTATCCCGGCGAAGCAAACCAAGGAATTCATCAAGTACCTTAAAGGCCAGGGGTACGAGGTCGAGAAGGGGCACGAGCGCGCTGCCAATCTGCGCGCGACCCAGTCCGAGATCAGCGGCGCAAAAGTTGCGACGCAGATGGCGCGCATCAAGAAAGACGGTTTCTACAAGCGCCTCGTCATTTCGAAAGACGACTACATCCTTGATGGCCATCACACCTGGGCTGGCCAGCTAGGCATCGACGCCCAGGACAACAATTTGCACGACGACAAAAACGTCAAGATCGCTCGCGTCAACATTTCAATCACCAAGCTGATCGCAGCCGCCGAAAAGTTCACCGGCGGCAAAGGCAAAAAGCCAGCAAGCGAGTCCAAAAGCGCCGCGCAAGTGCTCGGCGAGTTTATCCGCGCAATGGAGCTAGCCATGCCGATCTCTCCGCACAAGGACGAAACCCAACAGGCGTTCATGGGCCGCTGCGTGCCGGAAATGGTCGGCACCGGTGCGGATAAGCGCCCGCAGGATCAGGCGGTCGCCGCCTGTCTCACGATCTGGCGCGACAAGGACAAGGCAAAGACCGTCAAGCAGGCCGAGGACGTCGATCCGCCTGACGACGACGAAACCTACGACGACTTCATGGATCGCTGCACCGACGAACTGACCGATGACGGCGACATGGACCCGGATGCGGCGGCCGAGCAGTGCCAGATGGTGTGGGACGAGCGGCACGCCGAGCCAGCGACCCGCAAGAGTGCGCCGCCATCTGGTCGCGTGTTCAAGACGCACGTCGAGCCGGTCAATGGCATGGAGTTTATCCTCTCCGATGAATCGGTTGACAGGATGGGCGATGTTATCTCGGCGACGGGGTGGGATATCGCGAACTTCACGAAAAACCCCATCGCGCTCTTCAACCATCGCACCGATTTTCCCATAGGCAAGTGGCGCAATCTGCGCGTCGAGAAAAACACGTTGCGCGGCCACCTCGTGCTCGCGCCCGAAGGCACCTCGCCTCGGATCGATGAAATTCGTCGGCTGATCGAGGCAGGCATTCTGCGTGCCGTGTCGGTCGGCTTCCGGCCAAGCGATTACGAACCGCTCAACGACAGCGAAGGGAAAGCCGTTGGCTTCCGCTTCACGAAGCAGGAGTTGCTCGAAACTTCGCTCGTGGCGGTCCCGGCGAATCCCAACGCGCTGCAAGTCGCCAAGTCTCTGAAGATTTCTCCCGCGACGCTCGATCTCGTCTTTGCCGGGCAAGGCAGAAAAGACGCGATGACACGACGTCGTGGATCAACCGGCGGGCAAGCCAGAAGGATATCGATCAATGGAAAGGGCACGACGATGTCGCTTGCTCAGCGAGTCAAGGACTCTGAAACGCGGCTGCTTGCACTCAAGGATGAGTTGCGACAGCACTTCGACAAGGTCGATGACACGAATGTCACTGACGACGATCTCAAGCGCAGCGACGAACTGAACGAGAAGATCGACGCGGAGGCCCGCACGTACACCGTGCTGGTCGAATCGGAGCGTCACCTCGGTGCAACCTCGGACGACTCCCGTGGCGGCCGCACCACTGCGCTCGCGGTTACCAATGGCCGTGGCTCCGGGCACGGGACCGATACTGGCATCGGCAACGGTGTGCGGCCGTTCAGCATCGCGGCAAAGAAGATCGATCCAATCGAATATCTCGTGCGTGCTGGCACCGTGCAGTTGTTCGCGCATCTGCAACGCAAGCCGCTCGATGAGATTCGGCAGGCCATCTACGGCGAGGACGAGCCGACCCGCGCCGTTCTCGACTGGGCGACGCGCGCCGCGACTGCGCCCGCCATGACGACCGTGACCGGCTGGGCGGCCGAACTCGTCCAGCAGATCGTGGTCGATTTCATGGCTCTCTTGCTGCCGAAATCGATCTTCCCACGGCTCTCGGCCATGGGTCTGTCGCTCACGTTCGGGCGCAACGGGAAGATCATCATCCCAACGCGTTCGATAACTCCGACCATCGCTGGTTCGTTCGTCGGCGAAGGCGCGCCCATCCCGGTGCGGCAGGGTGCGTTCACGTCGCAGACGCTCACGCCGAAGAAGATGGCGGTCATCACCACTTGGACGCGTGAAATCTCGGAGCACTCGATTCCTGCAATCGAAGGCTTGCTGCGCAACGCGATTCAGGAGGACACCGCCGTCTCACTCGACGCGGTGCTGCTCGACGCGAACGCAGCGACTGTGATCCGGCCCGCCGGTATCTTGAACGGCGTCACTGCGCTCACCGCCACAACGGGCGGCGGCTTCGCCGCGCTGGTCGGCGACATCAAGCAACTGAGCGGCGCGTTGCTCACCGGCACGCGCGGCAACGTGCGCAATCCGGCATGGCTGATGAACCCGCAACAGGTCAACAGTGCGGGCCTCGTGGCCGCGCCGGGCGTCGGTGCTTTCCCGTTCCGCGATGAAATCAGCCGAGGCCAACTTGGCGGCTGGCCGATCATCGACTCGGGCACGGTGCCGCTCGGCACGGTGGTCGCAATCGACGCGGCGGATTTCGTTGCAGTCGGCGGCGAAGCACCGCGCTTCGAGATCAGCGACCAAGCTACCCTACATCTCGAAGATACCTCGCCTGCCGATATCGTCGGCGGCGTTTCGCCGGGCACGCCTGCGTTCCCGACCAAGTCGATGTGGCAGACCGATAGCCTCGCACTGCGACTCATCATGCCGATCAATTGGGTCATCAGGCGGCCGGGTACGGTGGCTTGGACGCAAAGCGTTACTTGGTGATCGGCAATGGCCGTCAAGCCAACGCCGACGCAAGCGGAAAACGACCGCACGGTCGGGGGCGAGCATGTCATCGATCACGAGCCTGATGGCAGTTCGTTCCAACCGGGTGATAGCGGTCCTCATCCGGCGGTGCCGGTGATTGGGTCCATCTCGCCAACCACCGGCCCGCTGCCTGCGGTCAATCTCCGCGTCACGGGTCAGAACTTCACACTTGATTCGGTTGTCGTGTTCGACGGGGTAGCGCGGCCCACGACGTTCACGTCGCCGACCGATGTGCAGTCAATGTTCAACTACACCGGGGTGGCGGGCACCTACCAAGTGCTCGTGCGCGATGTTGCTGGCAGCAGCAACACGCAATCCTTCACGTTCACCGGAAGCCGCGCTGCCGACGAGCAATCGCCGACAGAGCAATCGCCGACAGACGAACAGGCACGAGCGCGGCGGCGGCGATAAGCCGCCGCCGTTTTCCCCAACTCAGGAGTCGGACCAATGACCGAGACGACGACGAACGAAGCTGCCAAGAAGCAGCAGGCCGAAGAGAAAGCGAAGCGCGACAAGGCGAACAAGGAAGCTGCGGAGAACCTTGCGAAGCAGACACCAACCCCGACGCAGGAAGAGAACGACCGCGCCGCGACGGGCGAGCACATCACCGAACACGCCGACGACGGCAGCGGCCCCGATCCCAACGCGACCACAAAACAAAGCGAGCCGAAACGAGCGCAAGGCGGCGGCTACGCGACGCGGGACGCTCGCCCGCGAGAATGAAGCCGCTTCAACTGCTGTCACGGATCGTTGCCCCCTTCGTCCGCAAGGGCGAAGGGGATGTTCGCCAAGGCCCCTGGTATCTGCCGATCACCGGCGGATGGTTGCCAGCGGGCGTCGGCGACAGCGCGAACTGGTGGCAGCAAGGTTACAATCCGATCTTCTCCGAACGCTCGGCGATGGTCGAAGCGTGCGTGTCGGCCTATGCGCAGACCATCGCCATGCTGCCCGGCGATCACTGGCGGCTCAACAGCAAGGGCGGCCGTGATCGCGTGAAGACATCGGCGCTCGCGCGGTTGCTGCGTTACCCGAACGATTACCAGACAATCTCGGATTTTCTGCTCAACCTCGTGCGCTCGCTCTACGTCGATGGCAACGCCTACGCGCTCGGGCTGCGCAACGACCGCTACGAGATCAGCGAACTGCACCTCATGCACCCGAACATGTCCTATCCTCGGGTGGCAACCAACGGCGAAATCTTTTATCAGCTTTATGGCAACGACATCATCGAGCGGCGTGTCGGCCCGGAGCCGTTGATCGTTCCGGCGCGCGATTGCCTGCACGTTCGTCTCAACGTGAATCGCCGCTATCCGACGCCGCTGATCGGCGAGTCGCCGCTCGTTGCCGCCAACGGCGATGTGAACGTCAGCAACGCCATAGCGATGCAGCAGGCAAACTTTTACATGAACGAAGCGCGGCCCTCGGCCGTGCTCTCGACCGATCTCACGCTCGACAAGGATCAGGCCCAGCATCTGCGCGACCGCTGGAATGAACAAGCCAAGGGTATGGCGCAGGGCAACACGCCGATCCTGACCGCTGGCCTCAAGGTGCAGCCGTGGGCGGTTGCCGGGCGCGATGCCGCGACCGCCGACATGCTCAAGCTCAGCAACGAGCACATCGCCCTCGCCTACCGGATTCCGCTTCAGGTGCTCGGCATCGGCAACAGTTCGATGGGTTCGACCGAACAACTGATGCAAAGCTGGATCGCCTCTGGCCTCGGCTTTGCACTCAACCACATCGAGGAAGCAATCGGTGTTTTGTTCGACCTCAAGGGACAACCGGACGAATACGTCGAGTTCGACACGGCGGCGCTGCTGCGCTCGGCGTTGAAGGATCGGATCGACGCGCTGGCGCGTGGCGTGCAGGGCGGCATCTACTCGCCCAACGAAGCGCGCAATGCCGAAGGACTCGACAAGGTCAAATTCGGCGAGGAGCCGCGCGTGCAGCAGCAGGTTGTGCCGCTTAGCCAGATTGGACAGATGCCGCCGCCAGCCGCCGCACCGTTTGCGCCACACGCACCGCCACCGGCGGCCCCGGCCGCCTCGGCGGCAGAAGATCAGCAGAAGCCGCCGCCGCAGAAGGTCAACCCCGATGACGTCAAACGGGAAGTCCACAACGTCTTTGCAAGCGCCGCCCGATTCGGCCGCCGAATGTCTCCTTGAGGCGTGGCGCGATGCGCTAGGCGAAGTTCTCGCCACCCAGCGAACGGCGTGGGAGCGCGAGCATGCGCTATTCATGGCGCAAACCGCAGCGACCATTGCCCAACTACGCGCCGAGGTCGCCACGCTGCGCGGCGACTCGCGCGAGATGATCGCGACGCATCTGGCCCAGGTGAAACCGGCCGAGCCGGGTCTGCCCGGCGAGCGTGGGCTACCAGGGCCGATGGGCGAGCGTGGCGAACCGGGCGAGCGCGGCCTCGATGGTCTGCCCGGTCTGCCCGGCGAGCGCGGCGAGCGCGGCCTGCAGGGCCTGCGGGGTGAACGCGGGTTGCCGGGTGCGGATGGCGCACCGGGCAAGGATGGCGAGCGCGGTTTGTCCGGCGAGCGCGGCTTGCCCGGCCCCATGGGCGAGCGCGGCGAGCGCGGCGAACAAGGTCCACAAGGCGAGCGCGGGCTTTCGGGTGAGCCGGGCACGGTCGGCGCAGCGGGTGAACGCGGCCTGCCAGGGCCGATGGGTGAGCGCGGCGAGCCGGGCACCCAGGGTGAGCGCGGCTTGCCCGGCGATCCGGGTGCGACTGGCAAGGACGGCGAGCGTGGCGAACCGGGCGAGCGTGGCCTCGACGGCCTGCCCGGCGAACGCGGCGAAGCTGGGCCGGTCGGTCCCCAAGGTCTGCAGGGCGAGCGCGGCGAACACGGTGCAGATGGTGCGGCCGGGCCAGCGGGCGAGCGCGGGCTGCAGGGCGAACCCGGTGCGGCTGGCGCGGCTGGCGCACGCGGCGAGCCTGGGCCAGTCGGTGCAGTCGGCGCGAAGGGTGAGCGCGGCGATCCTGGGCCGCGTGGCGAGCGCGGCATGGACGGTGCGCTAG